TATGTGACATGGTGCGATTAATCCTTGGCCATGCTTGAAGTATCTATAAAAAACGGGAGGTTAGGCGCAAGAAATCGCTGGAAAGATCGATGGCCCCCCCATAGCCCCCCTAATGGCCCCCCTAATGGCCCCCCCATTAGGGGCCCCAATGCACATAACATTACATTACATAACAGTACATTACATAACATGGATCATAATCAATATGATCTTATAAAAGATCATATTGATTATGATCCTAATAAGCAGAATCAAGAAAATACGAAACAAGATCCTGGGCCCTCTTCGGCCCTGGCCTCTGACGGGGCCCGGCCTCAAGGGCCCCAAATTAATGAAACAATGATTATCAATTTTTTTTATACATGGGGGAAGGCGTTTGGTAACCCCAAATATGCCCCCGACATTTCCGATGAAGATAAACTCTTCATTCAGGCCAAAATCAAAGGCCTATTCAACGATAATATAAACCAACTAGAAGATAGGATTAAAAATCTAAATTTAGAGAATACCAAAATTGAGTCTTGGAAAGACTGGCTTTCTTTAGAAGCAGAGATTCCATTTTAAACTAAACAATCAGGAGGTATTTTTATGAATAGCAAAAAAGATTATTTAAATTGGCTTTCGATGGATTTTTTAAGTGAGTATCCTCAGCTTAAATCAGAAGAAGGCATACAAAAAACGTTTGATCTTTGGGCCGAATGTTTTGAGGAAGAGCAAGTAACACTTAGTGAACTAAGCAACGTCCTCAAGGTTTGGAAGAATTGTCATGAGCAAGATGAAATTCCAAACGTTTTTCATCTTTTGAAACTTAGAAAGATTATTTTTAATGCTCCAAAAAATTTTATGGACAATGTATTGGAGTATAAAAATTGGATTAAAAATAACTTGATGACCGTTTATCCCGACCCCACTCTGGATATTAAGTCCTACATGACTAATATAATTGACGCTTGGGCCATGGATTTGGAGCTGCATAAAATTTCTTTTACAGAATTAGTGGAGGCATTAAAAATTTGGAGGTTAGGTCCACACGCAGGCTATATGCCCAATGCTGCTAATTTGATTGAAATCGTAAAAAACAAAAAGGCCAAAGAAGAAGGACGTGGATTAAAACCTGGAGGCCCTGTTAGATGGGCAAAAAGGCCTTGTAATAAAGCCTGATTTTTAGGGAGAGTAGGGGGCCGCTACCACCCTAGCGGCCCCAGGCCTAGGCCTTTAAAAAATAGGGCGTACACGGGCTCCGGGGCCCGTAGAATTGATTTTAAAAACGAGGTGAGAAGCTATTTTGCATGATGAACTTAAACCGTGCCCATTTTGCAGCGGAGATGCTGAATACGAATTTAGCTACTCGGAGTACTCGCACAAAAACTATGCCGGCATAAGATGCAAGCGCTGTTGGGCCAAAGGCCCTAAGTTCTCTTGCGAGTTCAACGCTAATGACTGGCAGGTAGGCGGGCGGCCGTGGAGCGGGGATTGCTTGCCGGAGCTTAGCGACGCCGCCCAAGAGGCTTTTAGACAGGCCAGAGACGCTTGGAACGAACGTAAGCCCTTAGAATCAAGTGATGAGAAAAGCTTAGATAATACTTAAGTCTTTACAGCTTCGGATAACACGTTGAAATGATTGGACTATCTCTGACGCATTTAAAGGCCTTTATTCCACTTGGCCTATACCCGACTAGGGAAATCGGGTTAATCGCTCTTTAAAACGATTTTAGAGGCCTTGTAGATGATCATGGGGTTCTAGTGAGTTAGAAACTTTCAAGGGTTTATCTATCCTGCAAGCTAACTACGCAGAATAACGGGGATTCTGCATTTTCTCCCGAAAGATCCAATTTCCCTATCAAATCGCCATATTGCGCCACCTCCCAAGTAGTTGGAACACCGTGTAAGGATTTCACGGCCTATAGCGTCATATTAAATAGTGTGATAAGATTTAAGCATGGAAAGGAAAACGAAATTAAATAAAGAAATTAAACAGATGATCGGGGTTAAGAACTTACGCAAAATTGCGGCCCGTGAATCGGCCTTTGCGAGAATGGCCGAGGACCGCGGGGACAAGGAAATGGCCAAGGAATGCCGTAAGGTTATGAATTGGGCCTTAAAGACCATCTGCTTGCGTAAACTAGAGGCCGATTACGAAAGACAGAAAAAAGATATTCTTAAAAGGTTTAACTAAGGAGGGGGCAATGGATTATGACGAATGGTTAGAACGACAGCGTTGCCCTTGGGATTATATGCCAACCCATTATGAAAAGCGGGAAAGACCGGAATTTAGAGATAGAATTACGGTTAAGGTTGAGTTGGATGGGAAGGCCTACGAAGTAGAGTTAGTCCAAACAAAAGACCGCTATTATGACTTAACTTACGATGACGAGTTTGAAACGGTTAAGTTTAAATATGCTTCGGTTAAGGATCTGCAAAAAGGGGCCACCTACTTGGCCGATTATGGGTATGGCGATGAGTTGCTAGATAAGCTTTGCAACAAGCTCCCAGACGATGATGAATTAATAAAGCTCTTCATCTGCGGCACCTATGAAGATGAAATCGAAGTTGCCGGTCCTGGTGAACTTCCGGAATAATAAAAATTCAATATCCCAACAATATCAATATGATGCGGAGAGTTATAAGTGCTCGGAAAGACATGGGAGCAGATGCTCCATATTAAATAGTGTGATATAATATAATTGTAAGGAGAAAGGAAGATAGGGGGTAAGGAATGGCCGCAAAGAAACGCATAGAAAAACTAATCAATGACGTGAGAAGGGAGATCTATTGGGCGAGTAAGTGCGCAGAAGATGCGGAAGATAAGGAAATGCTGGAAAACGATTTGAGGGATCTTCTGGCCTACTACGAAGAAAAATTTGGCGAGAAATACCAGAAATAATGGGGGCGTTATGAATATTCAGGATTTTTGGGATGATAAAGAGCAATGTTATATGATTGATGGTTATGAATATCTGCCGGAAGATGTTCAAGAAGTAAGCTTGAGAATCCAGATAAAAGTTAGGGATAATTATTTTATCAAGAGGGTTCGGTTTATCTATGGTGTCTATTTCCAGCTCGATGAAAAAGATTGGTACCGTTCCTGGTATAATAGCGACCCCGCGATCATGGAAGTTACGGTTTTAGATAATGGTGTAAGAAAGAAAGTGTCGGCCGATACGGAAGAAGGGAAATCTTTGGCGAAGCTTGTCTTAAAAAATGATAGGTTTTGTAGGAAGTTTCAGCATCATTGGCTTGATTGGTATGAAGAGCTTAGTACAGACTACTGGAGTGGCCTTGGTGATGATTAATAATTAGCTTAGGAGTTTCTTATGCCCATGCTCATGCTAGGATTTAAAACCCCAAAAATTATCGGGATTAATAGCAAAGGAAAACCGGAAGTCTTTAATCCGGGGGATGAATTTAAATCGCCTAGCAAAGAGCAGGTACCGGCGTGCCAAGCTTATGCTCTAAAGTATTATCAGAACGCCGAGGATACTTTAAGCGATTTTGGGCTTGTGGAAATCACGGATAAGCTGCTTAAGACGTTAGCTAATAATCCTAGTAAGGCATTGTTAGAAATTAATATCTTTCAAGGGAAGGCCAAAATTAAGTTAAGGCGGTGTCGGTTCTGCGGTTCTATCTTTGCGCAATCAACGCCCTGGCAAGAGGTCTGCTTAGATAAGAAATGCCGAAGGCAGCGGATTAGGGAAAACTTGATGGAGTATTATTATCGGAAGAAGGGGAAGAAGTAGTCGAATTAATCATTCAAGATTGAATCAAGGATAATGATTATAAAAACTATGCTCCCTATGGGTAGAATCCAATCCCAGATGAAGTTAAAAACGTTGTTCATATCTCTCTCCATGACTTAAATATTCCAGAATCAAACTCTTCTAAGTTGTATAGTTGAAACAAGCTAAGATCATCCCAGTGAGATGCTGGATGGCCTAGTTGCAAAGGAACCCATTCGTTCCAAGAACCGACAATGCCCCAAGGTTTTGTAAGTCTGATCTTCTTTACTTGAACATCAGGATAGCAAGCAGCAATCCAGGCAAGGCCAGAATCAGGGCCAATGAACATTTTGGCCTTAGAAATTAATTCTGCTCCGGCCCAAATATTAAAAGGCCGTATCACTCTTAATCCAGGGACAATCTTATCTTTAGGCCCTGCAATTTGAATCAAGTTCCCCGTAGGGCCGTATTTCTTTACAATATGATCAATCAAGAAGTCCGGCATTTCGCCATTAGATCTACCTGTTGTATGCAATAGGATCATCTCCCGTTGCTCAAAGGGGTAGTCTTCAAATTTGTAAAGGCGAGGATGGTTTAAAAATACTTTAGGCCGTGCTTCAAAAACATGGGACATAACGCTTAGGATTGCTTCGGCGTTAGACGTGAACACCCGAGGCGAGAGGGCGTACTTCCGCATATTGCATTTTAAAAGCTCATAATCTTGCCATAAGTCGATAACTATATCTGGGAGGTTTTCCTTCTTCTTCTCAAACCGGGTAACGTAGGGGTTATGATCGAAAACCCAATGATGATCTATATCAACTAAGGATTGCCCATAGTTTCTAAAAAAATTCTCGGGCAACGAGGAGAACTGCAAAGCATCGCCAATGCCGAGATATGCCCGTGGGGCAGGGTAGAGGCGTATTCCAATCGTCTTTGCTTTAAATGCTGGGAGCAGACGTTTTAAACGATTTCTTATAAAAACCACCATAGTTTTAATCAGTCTTTAAAATTTTGGGCAATATCTTTTCCAATTTGAAAATGTAAGTGACGGCCAAGGCCAATATCATGGTCAACGATTAAGCAGCGATACTTATAATCAGTTTTTCCGCCGCCTGATTGCCAGGCCCCCAAATGGCCGGCAACGTTTTGAAAAGCTACTTTCAGGTTATAGATTTCCTGTTCATCTAAATCTTTAACCGAGAAATCGAAGGCCCTTCCTTCTAAATGCGTTGTGCTTTTCCGGTGAAAGTTCACGTCTTCTTCTAAAGTAGAAACAGTAGAGGTAATGCGCCCGTTAATATCTTTTTTGAGGGAGAGTTTGGTGAAGATGAGAACATTATCAAGGAGATTTTGGACTAAAGGATGGAGCTTAAACCGGCGTTCAAATGCCCGAGAATTTTGGTAGACTACTGAAGAGTTAAAGAAAATCACGCCTTCCCTCCTCGTTTTTAAAGCACAATATATAGTAGTCTAAAAATTTGACAACACAAGAAATAGTGTTTTTAATTTTTATGTCCTTTTCCATTGTTCAAAACAAAAGAGATTTTTGATGGGTAAACGCGGGGGCCCTCGCAAAGAATTAGACTTTGAGCAGGCCGAAAAAGTGGCGGCCATGGGGCCTACCAGGAAGATCTTTTTAGATTTCTTCAAAATCGATTACAAGACGGCAAACAAGCGGATAAAGGAGCGATACGGGGTATCACTAGGAGAGTTCTTAGAGCAGCGAGCTGCTCCACTTAAGATTAAGCTCATGTCGGTGGCGATTGAGATCGCAACTAAGCAGCGCAACGTCACGATGACGATATTTTTGCTGAAAAACTACTGTAACTTCTCAGATAAAAGAGAGGTTAAGCAGGAAGTAAAGACTGATGTGGTTAATGAGCCGGTGAAGATCGTCTTGCCTGATCAAATCCAAAAAGAGGCCAATAAGCTTAAAGAAGTAGGTGCGAAGGTTTTGGCCGAACGAGATGCGGAGGCCATGGAATGAAAGTCTTCGCTCCTCAAGAAGGCCCTCAAACGGAATTTCTGGCATCTAATGCTGATATTTGTTTCTATGGAGGCGCAGCAGGTGGAGGGAAGTCCTTTGCCCTTCTGTTAGAAGCTTGCCGGCATTTAAACGATGAAAACTTTCGGACAATCATTTTTAGAAGATCCTACCCGGATATAACCAATCCTGGGGGGTTGTGGGATGAATCAAAGAAGATCTTCCCTTTCCTAGGCGGAGAAAGTTCAGAAACTTCCCTCCGCTGGAAGTTTAAATCAGGCTATGAAGTAAAGTTTGCTCACTTAAATGATGACCGAGCCCTCGCTTCATATTTTGGGATTTCAACCCCGCTCATTATGTTCGATGAGGTTAATCACTTTAGTGAACGGCAATTCTTTACCATGCTTGCCCGAAACAGAAGTGCCGTAGCTAAGACGAAACCTTATGTTAGGGCCACCTGCAATCCTGACCCAGGATCATGGGTGCGTAAGTTCATTTCCTGGTGGATTGACGACAATGGACTGCCGATTCAAAAACGTAGTGGCAAGCTCCGCTGGTTTATTCGCCAAGGGGAAGAGATTCATTGGTTCGACACGGAAGATCAGGTTTATAAGAACTTTGGTTATGGGGACTACAAAAACCCCATACGGCCTAAGTCGGTAACGTTTATCGCCGCTTCCATATATGACAATAAGATCCTGCTAAAGAACAATCCTGATTATCTTGCAAGCTTATTGGCCTTACCGCGGGTAGAGCGGGAAAGGCTTTTAGGCGGCAATTGGGATGTTAAACCATCCGCAGGAAATGTATTTCGCAGAGAATGGTTCCCGGTGGTTGATGCAATTCCCGCCGGATGGAAACGCGCTTGCCGTTTTTGGGATAGAGCTGCCACACCCCCATCGGAGAGTAATCCTGATCCCGATTGGACAAGAGGATTAAAGCTGCTTGATCTAAATGATGGCCGTTATCTAGTTGCTAACCTCGTTTCCCTTAGGGGTACTCCTTACTATGTAGAAAGGACAATCCAAAATACTGCTGCTCAGGATGGATATAAGGTAAGTCAGGTTTGTGAACAAGAAGGGGGAAGTAGTGGGGTAGGAGACGCCAACCGCTTTGTGACAATGTTAGGTGGTTTTGATGCCCGAACCATTAAACCCCAAACCGACAAATTAACCCGCGCCCGCCCCGTATCCGCTCAAGCAGAAGCAGGGAATATTTTAGTTCTAAGGGGTGGATGGAACGAAGACTTCTTTCGGGAGTTAGAAAACTTCCCCGATGGGGCGCATGATGACATCGTTGATACCCTCTCAGGATCTTATAACTTTTTAGCAAGAAAAAATTCGATTTTCGATCATCTATAGTACACGGAGAGTTTATATGCCTAGAAAAGCAAAACCGAAGTTAGAAAAACTTGTATCAAATAACTTAACCGCGGCGGTAGGGCTGCCCATGGGAAATTTTCAGCAGATGCTATTTCCCTCCCAAGTCAGCCTCACGGATACCATTGAAAAGAACTTACGCGGCAATCTGATCAGTAATAACTACGTATTACTAAGCCGCATGTATCTTGAATATGGGATCTGCCAGGCATTGATTGATACGCCGGTTGATGATGCTTTTCGGGGCGGGATTCATATCTTCTCTAAACAGCTTGAAGAAGACCAGATTGAAAAACTCTCCGTGAAGATTGACCAAGAAAAAGACTTAAGAGCAGCAGCACAAGCTTGTAAATGGGATCGTTTATACGGAGGCGCAGGGCTTATTGTGGTCTTATCTGACCAAGATCCCTCCACTCCCTTAGATGTAAACAAAATCAGCGAACAATCCCAGCTAAAGTTTTTCCCCTGTAACCTGTGGGAACTCTTCTTCACTCAAGGTGATGACGGAAAATGGAATATGCCTGCCTCCGGTGAGGGCGCACCCTTAGAACAATCCATCTTAAATGGTGCAGGTTACGTTAATCCTGAATACTATCAGTATTACACCTGTAAGCTCCATGCTTCGCGTCTTCTAAGGATGATTGGGATTGAAGCTCCTAGTTTCTTACGCGGACAATTAAGAGGTTGGGGCGCATCTATGATGGAAGCAATCGTTGCCCCTTTGAACCAATACCTCAAGATTAATGATCTCAGCTTTGAGCTATTAGATGAGTGCAAAGTTGATGTTTACAAAGTGGAAGGCCTTAACTCGGCGGTCATTTCAGAGCAAGGAACGGAACAAGTTCGCAAACGATTAACCATTGCGAATATGCAAAAGAACTATCAGCACGCGATTGCCTTGGATAAGGAAGACGACTTTGATTATAAAAATCTTTCGGGATCTTTTTCGGGTATTGCCGAAGTCAGCAGAGAAAATAGAATCGCTATGGCCGGAAGCTTAAGGATGCCCCAAAACAAGATCTGGGGACAATCGGCCACGGGCTTTAGTTCAGGACAAGATGACTTAGAAAACTACGCTTCATTAGTAGAAGGCCAAGTAAGAGAAAAGGTTAAATGGCATCTCCATAAGATTGTCGAACTCCGTTGCCAGCAGCTGTACGGCTTTATCCCTGATGACTTAAAGATCAGCTTTGATAGCCTCCGCATTATGACCAGCGAACAAGAAGAAGCGGTCAAAAATGCGAAGTTTACTCGTCTTCTGCAAGCGCGAGAACGCGGGGAAATCACTCGTTATGAGTTCAGAGAAGCTTGCAACAAGGAAAAGCTCTTAGGCATTTCTTTAGACTTAGCAGGACAAGACTTAAACGAAGATGACGCCGAAGCGGAGAGTTTAATCGAAAAAGCAGAAGTTAAGACGGAAACGGAAGCGGTGGTTACACCGATTAAACCGGACACCTCTTTAAATGAATTAGAAAAGGAAGTTCCCGCCTTTACCGCTGCTCAAGTGTTAGAAGAAGCGCAGGCCAAGAAGCTGCAAAACACCGCTGGGTTTGACCGTGCTTCTTATCTCGCGGATGGCGGAGATGCTTGGACACGCGGACGGCCGAAAGAAATGTTTGAAGACTATACAGATAAGGCCTTATGGGAAAAGGCCAAGGAAAGATCCATTGAAGCTTTTGGCCGTGAGAAATGGGAGTTCATTGCTTGGTGGTATATGAAACATGGCGGCAAGTTTGTCGCTTAATTCTATAACGAGGGACAAGATGATGGCGGTTGTAACATGGTTTCCTGGCCAAACCTTAGAATCAGTCGAGAAGGATATTATCGCAGAATCTATTAAGATCTTTCCGACAATCGAAGCGGCAGCGAGAAGTTTAGGTGTTCCCGTGCGGACAATGCATCGGAGAGTGCAGGAACTTAAGGAAGAAAATGCAAGAGAAGAACGATCCATGGATCAATTCGTGGCTGGCCAAAATGAGGCAATATTACGATTTAGGCGAATGGCCGCTGCGGCGACAGTACAGCAAGAACGAAACGATTATCGGCGAATTATATCAAAATGCGAAACGCCAACTGAAAAAAATGAAACAACTAAAGAAGCTAAATAAGAAGTTCCTGGAGGAGATAGATGTTAATCAGCGGCCACCCGTGAGAAGAGGGTGGACGGCCGTTTCCGACTCTCCTCAGGGGATCTTCTTCCTCAGTGATGAAAACACTTATTCCGTAACTACGGATAAGGAAGAGGCCGTTGTCTTTTCCGATTATGAAAACGCGGTGGCCTGCTTAGAACACTTCCTAGAAAACGTCTTCATTGAAACGGAAAGGGAGCAAGATATTGTTCACTTCTTTAGGATTGAGAAGATTGAAAAGGTATGAGAACGCAGAAAGACTTTTCCGTTGATTTTGAGATGATAGATGAGGTGGAAGCGGAATTACTTCGCGTTTTCCGTAAGTTCTTCTATGATCCCATCATCAAGATTCTTAAGGGCAAGAAGGTAACGAAAAATGACCTTCCCAAGGCCTTAGAAGACGCCATTAGTAACGGCCAAATTGCCTATTGGCGGGATAGATTCATCGGTAAGTTCTCTGCGACTACTTCTCGGGAATTAAAACGGCTAGGGGCAAAATGGGATACCAAAAGTGCCTCATTTAAACTCTCCGAAGCGGCAATGCCCAAGGAATTGAAGGCGATTGTGAAGGCCTCTAATATGGCCATGCTAAAGAAGCTTAAGGAAGCGGACAACTTCTTAAAGTCCTTCTCCGGCAAAACGGTAGCGGAGCAATTCAAAGGCCAAGCATTATTTTCAAAGGCCATCACAAGAGGAGAGTTGGAACTTAAAGATATTCTGAAGGCCGTATCAATCAAACCGCAGTTCTCCAAGTTTGTTAAATCTAAGGTGGCCAAGGATTGGCAAAAGAACATGGACTTCTTCATTGTTTCCTGGGCCGATGAAGAGATCAAAAAGTTTAGGGCCGATATTCAGGGCATTATTATCTCGGGTAAACGCTACGGCTCATGGGATAAACCAGGGGAAATAGACACGTATATCTTTAAGAAGTACGGGGAAAAGATGTCCTCTTACCTCGCCCCGGGAAAACAATTTGAGCAGCTAACAGGAAAGGAATTAGAGCGTGTACAAAAGAAAGCGGCCTTTCTGGCCCGAAACGAAACACGGCTCATGATGACGACTTACAAATATTCTAAGGCGCAAGAAGCAGGATCAGAATACTTTCAATGGCGATGCGTGAAGGGAACTCCCAACCATCCTGTACGGCCATCGCATATTATTCTCGATAATAAAGTCTATCGCTGGGATGAACCACCATTAGATTTCCAATTGAATAAGCATATCCTTCCCGGAGGAGCGTACAATTGTCGTTGTACCGCCAAAGCTCTGTTTAATTTTCAAATTGAAAAAGATAAGAAGGGCAATCCTGTACGCTACGCGGATGGATCATATAAGATTGCCAAGTTGTCATGACAAAATGGCAATGATTCATTTTTCTCTTTGCTTTGCTTAAAAAAACAGAATCTATCTTTAACAATCAGAATTACTTTTAAAATTCCAATTTCCAAAAAGTAATTCATGATTAAAAACTCTACGGCGGGAAAAAGATTCTTTGGTAAGCATTTTTGGCCGGGTGTCGCTGAGTACAAAGAAGGCGAACACGCCATGCGTATCCTCATCAATGAAGATACAATCCGCAAAATGAATCCCTCGTTCGAGGGAAAACCTGTTTTTGTCAAACACGTTGAAGATGTTATCGACAAACCGATTGATGAATTAAAGCAGGAAGCTGACGGTTGGGTAATCCGCTCTTTCTACAATGAAGCGGATGGCGACACTTGGGCGGAGTTTATTGTTGTTTCCCAGAAAGGAATTGATGCCATTAATGCCGGCTGGAAACTTTCCAATGCTTATCTCAAGAAACAAACCGATGCCCGGCGAGGATTATGGAACGGGGTAGAATACGATGAACAAATTCTCGATGGGGAATTTGAACACCTCGCGATTGTTAATAATCCTCGTTACGCAGAATCGGTGATTCTCACGCCAGAAGAGTTTAAAAAATACAATGAAGATAAGAAAGCGGAACTTCTCCGCTTGCAAAATTCTTTAAAACAAGAACCCCAAAAATTGGAGAGTAAGATGCCTTTCAACTTTTTTAAAAAGTCTAAGGTGGAAAACGGGATTGACCTTGAAGGGTTATCCGTGATGCTGCCGAAGACCGGCCGTGAAGCGGCCCTTGTTGATTTGATCAATGAAGCGGACGTGGAATTAAAAGAAATCAAAGATCAAATCATTACGGTCAATGAAGAAAAAGATGAACACATGACCATTGAAGAAGCGGTCAAAGAAATCAATGCGCTTCGCAATAAGTGCAATGAACTTGAAGAAAAGTTGAAAGACAAAAAAGATAACGAAGACGACAAAAAGCCTGAAGAAAAGAAAGAAAACGAATGCGGCAAGCAAGATAACGAATGCGAAAAGAAAAACGAAGAAGATAAGAAAGACGAAGATAAAAAAGAAAACGAAGACGAAAAGAAAGACGAAGACAAGAAAGACAACGAAGACGACAAAAAAGAAGACGATAAGAAAGACAATGCTGACGAGGAAGAAAAAGAAAAGAAATTAGAAGAAACGGAAAAGAAAACGGAAGAACTCGTCAAGAAGAACTTCTTAAATGAAATCCTCAATGCTCAACAAGTGTGTGCAAACGATGCAGGCCATCAGGACATTTTATTACCTGCTGACCGGGCGGAACTTGCGAAAAAGTATTTCTAATTAAAGGAGAAAGAAAATGGCCTTAACCTCTGGCACGATTACTCTTGTTAAGAAAACTCACGATAGTTTAACGTTAAACGTGACGGCCGCTACTGGCGGTACCGGCCCGTACAGCTATGCTTGGTATATCAGCAAGACCTCGGGTTTTTCCCCCGATGAATCTTCTGCTACCGGCGTAACCGGCCAAACCGGCACGATCACTGGCCTTATTCCTGGCCAAACCTACTATGTGAAAGCGGTTGTTACGGATGCGGGTGCTTCGGGCGCAACGGCGACTTCGGATCAATTCACGGCCGCTACTGATGCTCAAGGCGGATCGCAAAACCAATTCGCGCAAACTCCTGCCCTTGGCCAAGTGGACTTACGTTACAGCGTAAACACGATCAGCGGCATTGCTGGTGAAGATCTTACTTCTGGCCAAGCGGTCAAATGGGGCAGCGATGGCAAGTTACACGCCGCCACCGCCAACACCGACCGCATTGATGGGTTCATCGTATTAAACGTTAAGAAAAACACCTACAAAGATGGCGATGCTTTAGAATTTGCCCGCGCTGGTTCGTACATCACCTTAAGAGCTACTTCTGCTTTAAATGCTGGTGATCCGGCGGCGATTGATCCTAGCTGCATTGGTGGGATTACCGCGATTGTAAGCACGGAAACTCCTTGCGCTCAAGCTACGAAAACCGTGGCCGCGGGAGAGTTGGTGGTTGCCTACTTAGTTTGCCCGGCCCTCTAAGAGCTAAGAAATAAAAAAATAAAATAGGAGAAATGAAAATGTCCGAATACTTATTAAAAAATGCCCAAGGCCAAACGGTTACGGTGAGCGGCAAAGAAATTAAGTTGAACGAAGTGGAATATAACAACATCAGCTACATTCGTAATCAGGCCGCGGCCCTTACGAAAAACGATGTGGGTATTGACCAAGTCATTACCACCCTCACGGGGATTTCCGCTAGAATCAGCGAACAAAAGTTCTACACGGTTGGCAATCTTTCTGACTACATTGATTTTGAAACCGGCATTGGAACCTGGCAGCAGGAAGTCGGTACTTGGCGGTCTTTTGAACTTGGCCAAGACTTTGAAGCGGGGATTGTTAATCAATCGACTGCTGATGGCAAGTTGAGCTCCGTTGATACTACGGTTGATATGGTGAAAACGCCCATTAAAAATTGGGCCAAGAAAATTGCTTACAGCCTCTTCGCTTTGAAGCAAGCCGAAAAAACGGCCGTGTTTTCCTACATCAATAGCCTTGAAACGGCCCGTAAACGTAACTTCGACCTCGGGTTACAGAAAGTCGTTTTCCTCGGCACGAAAACTGGCGGGAAAGGGTTATTAAACCTTGATGGCCCTACGAAAAACACCACGGCCATTACGAAGCCTTTCAGCTCCATGACGGCCACGGAATTAAATACGTTCGTTTCGGTTATCGCCGGCCTCTGGTATGATAACTGCTACGCTTCCGCGATTCCGAATCGGTTCTTAATGCCGCTATCTGATTATGCTGGATTATCGGCGTTCACGAATCCGGATTATCCGTTAGTGACGAAACTCGAAGCTTTGGACAAAGCCTTCAAAGCACAGTTCGGAAATGATTTCAAGATCCTGCCTATTGCTTATGCGAACAAAGATCAGAACGGCCTTGGCGGGTCGAAGAATCGGTACACCCTTTACAACGCGAACATCGAAACGGTGAAACAAAATGTTCCGCTTGCATACACCGCCTTACAGCTCAGCACGCTCAACGGATATCAATTTGAATCGGTGGCCGCCGCGCAATACTGCGATGGGGTGACCCTTATGAGGCCACAGGAGTTCATGTACTTTGACTGCGACGTTGCTTAATTAGGAAAAAAATCTTGGCGGAGAGTTGCTCCTCCGCCAGGCCTAATTGGTTCCCGGCGATGACAAGCGCGTAAGTCTCCTCCGAAGCTTATCACTACCCGTCGCCGGGTTTTTTTGAATAGGGAAGAAATGAAATACGCTAATCCAACTGTACAAGAATTTAAAGAATACTGGTTCAGAGATTTCCCTTATTCAGACAACATTGAAGAAGGTGTCACGGACGCCGATATTGCGAAGGCCTTTACGCAGGCCAACTTCGCCATCAATCAAAATCTATTTTCAACGCAGGCCGATTACACAACGGCCTATATGTTACTTGCTGCGCATTATCTAGTTTTAGATCTGCGCTTAGCAGCGCAAGGCCTTAACAGCACTTATCAATGGGCCGTGGCCAGCAAGTCAGTAGGATCGGTTAGTGAAAGCTATTCGATCCCCTCAAGATTTCAAAATAATCCGTATCTCACCATGCTCAGTCAGACGGGATACGGCGGGAAGTATATAGAACTGCTTTTGCCTCTTATGTCGGGAAATGTCCTCTCTATTCCTGGCCGTACTTTGCCCTAGGGGGAAAAGTGAAGTTTGATATTAAATTTGATACCAAGCGACTTAAGGCCATTGCCAAGCAATGGAAGAAAAATCCTTACGTCAAAGTTGGTATCTTGGCCGGAAAGGACGACAAACGAAATGACGGCCAAACTAATACTCAAATTGCTTTTGCACATGAGTTTGGTTCCCGCGGCCGTTATGGGAGCTTACCGGAAAGATCTTTTTTGCGGATGCCCATACAAGATGATTTTCCAACGGTATTTAATCAATATGCTAAATCGCCCGAAGCGTCGGTTGATTTTGTAAGGAATCCCAAAAAATTTTTAAACGTAGTTGGGGAACTTGCTTTGCAAGTTATAGATGATGCTTTTGCTAATGGCGGTTCCTCGAAAACAAAATGGGCCGAATTATCTGAACAGGCCAAGGCCACCAAAAAGGTGGATCAGATCTTAGTTGAAACTGGCCAATTAAGAGATTCTATCTCTTACGAGATAGAGAACGGAGGTAAGTAATGTTTAATGCCTCCGCCTTAAAACTAAACCAAGTCTCTCAAATGCCGAATATGGCCAACACGCTATCGGGTTGGTTAACCAAGCTTACTTTCGGCGTTGTTACCAAAGAACAGTTGGGCTTCTATACCAAGGAAACGGTAAACAACATTTCCTTTATGGGCGTTTGGCAGCCTCTCGATAATGACCGTTTAAGAATTAAACCGGAAGGCCAACGCGATTGGAAGTGGTATTGGGTTCATTCTCAAATTGATTTAGGCCTTAAAGATGATGACACCATTATCTTTAATGGCAAGCAATACCGCGTAATGGCCAACAAAGATTGGCACTTAAACGGCTATTACGAATATGAAGTAATAGAAGATTTTGTTGGCGCAGGGCCAGAGGAGAGTAAATGAGCTTAGAGCTAACCTCTCCCATCACGGCCTTATCCTGCGGTTCATTTCTGAACATCGCCGCTACGGATGGCGTCACGCCTTACGTATATTCTTTAAAAGAAGGCGGAGCAGGCGGATCGTTACTGACTTTAGCAGATGGGAGCGTGACTTATGCCTCTCCCTCGGCCCTTACACGGCCAGAAAACTGCATCGATGAAATCATCGTTACCGATGCTGAAGAAAACACCGCTTCCGTACAATTAATCGTAGGGGATTACTTCACGATCTTCTGCGATATTTTAGCGCATGAATTAAATCTTTTTGGCCGTGTTTATATGGCCAATCAAAAGTTTAATTGGCCTAAAGATACCGGCATGTTCATTGTCGCCGATGTTCTAACGACAAGGCCTACCGGAAATAACGTTCATTATAAATCAATCAATAACATCTTCCATGAAATAAAAACGATTAGCTGCATGGCCACGATGAGTGTGAATATCTATTCCCGCGGCCTAGAAGCGATGGAACGCAAGGAAGAAGTATTGATGGCCTTGGCCTCTACTTATTCCCGCAATCAGCAAACGAGAAACGGTATTCGCTTAGGGACAATCCCGAGTGGATCAACCATGCAAAACCTTTCGGAACTTGATGGCGATGCCATGCTGTATCGTTTTCATTTTGATGTAGGCCTATTTTATAGCAAGCAAAAGATAAAGGCGGTTGATTACTTCGATAGTTTTCAAGTCGCTGAGAAAATTAATAACGCTTAGAAAAGGAGAAAAAGATAATGGCGAATTTAAGCATATCGAACATTATCAATGTTCAGGTATCCGCCACGCCCTCGGGGCTTGGAGAGTTCAATACGGGGAATTTAGCAATCTTCTCGCATGACGCTTATGGAGAAGATTTTGGTTCTGATCCCTACAAAATTTACTTAACGGCCAGTGAAGTTGCGGCCGATTTTGGTAGCGATGCCATCACGACTAAAATGGCCAACGCGGTATTCGCCCAATCGCCTAACATTTTGTCGGCCAATGGTTATTTAGCGGTTATCCCGTTAAATCCAGCAACCGTGAAGATCACTTTCAGTGCTGCTCCTGATGCAGGAAAAGTTGTTCTGTACTACGGAACGGATACTTCTAAGGTGTCGGGTGATATTGCTTACGATGCTGATGCTGCGGCCGTACAAACGGCCTTACGGGAAATCCCTGCGTTAGACAAAGCAACGGTTACGGGCGATTTCACGGATGGTTTTATTGTCACCAACCCTGGGGACATGACACCTTCTTTAGCGATTTCGGAAAACACCCTTACCGCCGATAGCGCGGCCGTTACCTTGACCTTTACGGCCGGTAGCATTGAAACGATTGCGGATGCCATTACGCGAACAAAACCTCTCTTACAATACGTTGGTATTTTGGCCACTCATATTTTAGATCAAACGGAACTCCTCGCTGCGGCGGCCACGATTCAACCGGAATATAAGATTGGTTATTTCCCGGGGACTGATCCTGCGGATATTGAAGTTGGCGGGAAATTAGATCTTCTCCGCAGCGGTTCTTACAATCGGACGCGCGGCCTTTACTACGGCCTTTCGGAAGAAGGCGCGTTGGTTTTTGCGGCGGCCTATGCTTCGCGTGGCCAATGCGTGAACTTCTCGGGCAGCAACACTACCCTTACGATGAACTTAAAAGACTTGGCCACAGTAGCGGTTGATACCACCATGACCCAGACTTTAAAGAACAAAGCGGAAGCTGCTGGGGCGGATGTTTACTGCTCGATTGAAGGCCTCTCGAAAGTTCTTTCGTTTGGCGCGAATAAGTATTTTGACCAAGTTCATAACTTGATTTGGTTTGCCAAGAAGATTGAAATTGACGCCTTTAACTACTTAGCAATGAGTAGCAATAAGATCCCGCAAACCGAAGCGGGGGCCGATGGCTTTGATAACGTATGCCGCAAAGTTTGCGCCCAAGCGATTATCAACGGCTACGGCGCACCTGGGACTTGGACAATTGCGGATACCTTCGGCAATCCTGAAGACTTCCTGAAAAACATTGAAGAACAAGGTTACTACGTATGGCACTCTCCCTTGGCCAATCAATCGGCCGCGGAACGTGCTGGCCGTAAGTTACCTTTGTGCCAAATCGCTTTGAAGGAAGCGGGCGCGGTTCATGGGGCATCAATCTTAATTTACGTCAATGCGTAAGAAAAAATACTCGGAGAGTGGAGCAACATCCACTCTCCGAAATTTTAGGGAGAAAAAATAATGGCAACTTTAAGTTTAGTCGGGCAGGACACGGTTATTATCAATGACCGGGTTTTTAGCGACTTGTCCACCGCTACGGTGGGAAATCTTACTTTCGATAATGACGTAGCGAATATTCAAATCGGTAAAGATCAAAACGCGATCTTTGCCTTTAATGCACCAGGAACGCAAGCAACGTTAGAGCTTCGGGTTATCCGTGGCAGCAGCGATGACAAGTTCCTCAATGGACTATTCGCTCAGCAAAATGCGAACTTTGTGGGCTTTACCCTTCTTACGGGCGTGATTGTGAAGAAGATCGGTGATGGGCAGGGGGAAACCGTCAACGATTCTTACAATTTGTCGGGCGGCGTTTTCGCACGGCCAGTCGATGTTCAAAGTAATGTGGAAGGGGATGTCGAACAGGGAACTTCGGTTTGGCGTTTTAAATTCGCCAAGGCAACCCGCACAATTGGGTAATAACTAAGAGGTGGATATGGGGAAGGAAATAAGTTTACCGTCGGGGGCGAAAGCGGTGATTAATGCCGCTCCATTTTCTGAGGCATTTAAATTATGGCAAGCGTGCGCTCAGGAATTAGCGCAATTGAAAATTTCTGCGGACACGGAGTTGAACGTAGATTTTTTGAAAAACCTTTTTTGCATTGCTACTAGCTCAGAAAAAATCGAAGCGGCATTACGCCCGTGCTTCCGGCGTTGCTTATATGCTGGATCAAAAATAGATGAATCCAGCTTTGAGAAGGAGGATGCCCGGCAAGACTACTTTCCAGTGATGGAAGAAGTTCTACGCACAAACATCCTCCCTTTTTTGAAAGGCCAATTGCAAAAGTGGGGAATCAATTTAGGCCAAGTGACAGAAAGTATCCCCGCATTGAAATCGAGAAGGAAGACGAACTCTTAACCTATTTTAGGTTAGTCAAGGCCGGTTATGGAAACTTCTTTGAAGTACAGAACATGACGGCCAGGGAAGTGATGCAGGCCTTGTATTATGAAAAGTTTTTAACGGATTATGAACAGGCCTTTTTTGAGTTGAATAAAGAGACGAGATAATGGCGGGAACAGTTGGTAGCTTCTTAATTGACATCGGTTTTAAAGGCATGAACTCCTTTTCGGCCGGCCTTAAAAAGATGGATGCTGGACTGAAGGATCTTGTCACCAGCTCCTTTTATTTGAAGGCCGGAGTTGCCGCCGCGATTTACGGCCTTGCTAAGATGTCCCAAGTGGCCGGGGAATACGGCCGTCAATTATCCATGCTGCAAACCAGAACGGATGTTTCCGCGGAAACATTTCAGAAGTTTGCCTATGCGGGAGAGTTGGCCGGTGTGAAGGCCGATGATACCATTGGCACAATTAATCGCCTACAAAAGGCCATGGATGAATTTGCGGTATCCGGTGAAGGGCCGCAATGGTTTAATCAGCTCTTTGCTACGGTAGATGGGGATATTAACAAAGCAAAAGATCCCATCTATATGCTTGGCAAGCTTCAAGAATACGCCCTTGCTAAAACCGATAAGTTTGGCAATGCGATTAGCAAGCAGCAAAAGCGGCTTGTTTTAAGTTCTTTCGGCCTTTCGGATGACATGATTGCGGCCATGATGAACGGCGCATTTAATGCCAAGGCCATGCGTGAGGCCAACGTTGTTACCGAAAGACAACTACGAACCTTATCTAAAGTAAACACCGAATGGTCTAAGTTAAGATGGAACGCCAAGACCTTCCAAGCGCAATTAATTGCAACTTTTGGTGAGGACACGGTTGGGAGCATCTCTACTATGATGAACAAGCTCTATCAGCTTGTTTCGGCCTTCATGAACTTCGTAGATAAGTCAAAGATTGCCCAAGGTATCTTCTATGTTATAGGCAAGATCTTTGATGGCTGGACGGCCATTTTTGACTACGTTACAGAGGCCATCAACATTATTAAAGAGAAGGGATTGGAAGGCTATCTCCAGCTTTGGAAGGAATTTTTTGGCGCAATCGGAGAAATTGCCAAGGAAATCTTTGGAGATATTTTTAGAGGCATTTTAGAATCCCTCGGCCCTGCTTTAGGGCCGCTGGGCAAAATATTTGATGGCGCAAAAAACCTCTTTGGTTTCGGCAAAGATGGAGGAACCCCCTCCACCCCGGGAATATTAAATAATCCTGCTGCGCCGGTAATGAGTAAGAGCTCCATTATGAATAGTGCGGCCGATAACCGCAAAGTCACGATTAATCAAACGAACAACTTTACCAATTCTGATGATAATCCACAGCAATTGGCCCAAGCAACTACGCAGGCGGTGAATAGCGATTCATTTAAGTCGCAAACTACGGCCGCCATGCGCGGATTGATTGGTACATCGGGAGGATACTAATATGGCCTTTTCCTCCAATACTTTGGCCGCATTAAAAGGCGGGATTGATACCGGCTCTAATTTAATTTCTGCTACGAAAAAGCAGAAATATGGTTATACGCCGATTCAAAATGACCCTACGGCCGCTCCGGCCGAAACGCTTTACTTCACGATAGAAGGGGAAAACTCAGTTAAATTTGATTCGGACGTTACAGATAATTTCCTCGAAAATAACGAAGCGATTCAAGATCATATCGCCTTAAAACCTGTTACCATCACGACTAGCTCTTATGTTGGGGAAGTTAATACTCGGATTGAAGGAACGCTGGGAGAGTTGAATAACTTTGTTGAAGAAAAACTTACGGTCATTTCGGGTTATGCTCCTAAGCTAACGGCCGCGGCAACGCAGGCCTTAAATTCGGCCAAGCAAGCGATTGCTACGGCCAAGAAGGCCAAAGACGCGATTGGTTCCGCCTGGGATAAGCTGAAAGGATCAAATAATCCCGCAGAAAAGAAAACTCTCCAGCAAACAACCTTTGATCGTTTTTATACCTATTGGAAAGAACGAACTTTATTCTTAGTTAATACGCCTTGGGCGCAATACGACAATTGCGTAATTCAATCCTTTACGGCCACGCAAGGTCCGGAATCGGAAACCATTTCTAATTTTGAAGTCACATTTAAGCAGCTTCGTTTTGTCGAGGCCTACGGAAAAAATAAGTTACGCAGCGGGCGTAATGCTACGCAAGCAGGAGGATCTAAAAACTTAGGGGCATCAACGCCCACCGTTTCCTCCTCTTGGAAAGATGCGGTCTCTAAATATGCCTCGGGATTAATGAGCGATATTAAATCGGCGTGGGGTTGATAATGTTAGAAGTTTCAGCAATCACCAACGATCCAATGCAAGAGCACACGGTATATCTGCCCAACGGTGAGCCGATGGGACTTAAGCTTAAATTTTTGGAAGCGCAATACGCTTGGATTATCGAAGAGCTTATCTACGGGGATTATACCTTTAACGGAATTAACATCGTTGATTCTTTAAACCTACTTTACCAGTTCTCTTCCAAGCTTCCTTTTGGCCTTGCTTGTTATTCGACAAACAAACTAGGCCCTAAGTTTATTGATGATTTTTCAGACAAAATTTCGACTTTATACATCTTAGATGAAGAAGAGGTTGGCCAAATTAAATCGGTGTTTACGGGGAATTAATGGAAAAGTTTGGGCGTATCTATGACTTACGTATAACGACAAAAGGCGGTGATAATATCACTGTTCAATTGCCGTTTGCTATCGACATAGATATTACCAAATCCGCTCTTCCAACGGCCAACTGCCTTCAAATAAAGATATACAACCTTCCTAGAAATATCCGGGATCGTTTGAGATTTGATATTTCGGCGATCAGTGACCGGCAAGAATTGGCCTTAAAGGCGGGTTATCAATCCCTCCACAAGAACTTAAATGACCTTCCCATGATCTTCATGGGGTCAATCAAGTACGCATTTTCTGAACGGGTGGGAACGGATTGGGTAACAACGATTGAATGTTATGACGGTGGTTTTGCCATCGCCAACTCAGAAATCAACGATTCTTTTAAGGCCGGAGAAAACTATCGTTATTCGATGGATAAAGTCTTTTCCAAGCTTGAAGGGATTAGAAAAGGCCGTATCTCGAAAAAATTAATCCCAGAAGGGGATAAAGTCCTGCGGGATCAATCGGTTAAATCGAAGGTTTTTGACCTTTTAAATCAAAACCTCGGGACAAAATGGTTTATCGACAATGAAATCGTAAACGCCTTAGACGATGATGAAGCGTTAGATGGCATTTTTAAATACGTCAATGTGGACACGGGGTTAATTGGCACCCCGGTCAGAAGTGAGACCCTCATCGACTTTTCGATGATTTTTGAGCCGCGCTTACTTTTAGGGCAGTTAATAAACCTTAAGTCCATCACTGATCCGGCCTTCAATGGGACTTATAAGCTGATTTCCATCAAGCATCGCGGGACTATTTCCAACGCGAAGGCGGGGCAATTAATCACGACTTGCCGGGTGTTTAAAGGAACAGGGAAGCTGGAGGTAGTTAAATGACCATTTTAGCTAATGATGCCAGCCTATCTGACCTTTTAATGTTCTTTAAAAAAGACATCTTCACTTCGCTGAATTGCCATGCGATTGGCACGATTCAATCGTTTGACCCATCAAACCAGACTTGCCAAGCGACAATCAACTATAAGCAGACTGCTTATAAGGATTCTCCTACCGGAGTGCAGGAAGTTTACTTCCAAGATTATCCCCCGATTATTGGTGCGCCCGTCATTATATTATCGGGTGGCGGAGCAAACCTAACTTTTCCGATTCAACCGGGGGATGAGTGTTTAATTCTTTTTAATGACCGTGATTTTGACAACTGGTGGTCATCTGGGCAAACCAAAGAAAACAAGCGCGGGAGAGTTCATTCCTATACCGATGCACTGGTTTTAGTGGGACTCAAATCCTTGGCCAAGAAAATGGCCGATTATGACGCAAATCATGCCCAGCTTACCTGGGGAAATGCCAAGCTAGGGATTACCAACGCCAAGGTGTTGGTGAGCAATACGACAAACACGCTTAACGACTTATTACAAGAACTAATTACGGAAGTGAAGAATTTGACCACGCAATGTGCGGCGATTCAAGTGACGGGAGTTACGCCAAACCTCCCGACTTATGTTTCCGGCCCTCCACAAAATGCGAGTGCGATTAGTGCCATTTCTGGAGAGTTAGAGGCCACGGCAGCGAAGATTGCCGCGCTATTAGAGTAAACAAAATTGAGTTGTCGCATTTTTTGCGACAACTGAAATTACGAAGTTAGGGTTAAGAAATGATTGTAAGAGACTTAGATGTTAATCACGATTGGACATTTGGGGCGGGAAAAAATAATTACCGCACCAATTTAAATGCCCTCGCCCAAAATATCCAAACGCGATTGCTTAGCTTTTTAGGTGACTGCTTCTTTGATCTTACTGCGGGGATTGATTGGGTTTTTTATTTAGGTTCCCGAAACCGGCAAGATGAGCTTCAGATGCAAGTCGCTACGGAAATTCTTGAAACAGAAAACGTCATCTCAATCGAAAAGCTTGAAATTGATTTAAACGATCAACGAAAGATTAGTTTGCAATATACCGTTGATACGGCCTTAGGCCGTTTAGATGGGGAAGTTTTTTATAAAATTTAAGGATCAGCGATGGCCAACGTAGATACAATTGATGCTAACGGGTTACAACTAAAATCGTTTGATGTTCTTTTAGAAGAGTTTCAAACGAGGATGCGGGAAATTTACGGCCAAGATATTAATCTTGACCAAGATTCCCCCGATGGGCAGTTAACGAATATTGTTGCCCAGATGGGAACGGATATTCGTGAAGTCCTCCAACGCATCTATGATGTTCTAAATATTGATAATGCCACCGGGGTAAACCTTGACCGCGCTTGCGCTTTAATCGGTATTATTCGTAAAGGCGGAACCAGAACCGTTACGCCGATTACGATCACGACTTCTGCGGCGTGTACTTTAGTTGGCCTTAACCAGAGTGAAACGGATGCTTATACCGTGCAGGATAATGCCGGGAACAAGTGGAACTTACAAAATACGAAATACTTCTCCGGCCCTGATGCAGCGTCATTATCATTTCAAGCTGAAACGATCGGCCATCAACTAACTACGCCGAACACCATCACAACGCCGGTTACCCTGGTTTTAGGGGTAGCTTCAATTAATAACCCTACGGTAGCTACGATTATCGGGGAAGATGAAGAAACAGACCTTGAATTAAGAACAAGGGCCAAACGATCCATCATGCTTGCCTCGGTGGGGTTTTCGGATTCTCTTTATGCGGCATTAATGAACCTCGATGGGATGGCCAGCGTAAAGATTTTAGAAAACGTAACTAACGTAGTTGATGAAAACGGGACAAGCCCGCACTCGATTCACGTTATTACCGCAGGATCAGCGACTTCCAAAGATATTGCCACCACGATTATGCAGAAGAGATCCGCTGGTTGCGGCATGGATGGGGATATTGTTTACCCCGTGATGAACGCCGATGGGTACCCCATTGATATTAAATGGTCAGTTGTAACAATCCGTTACCTCTTTGCCTACGCTGATGTTTACAGCTTAGATGGTATCAACTTGCCGCAATATGATCTTATCCGTAATACGCTCCCTACGGCCTTAACTCCGGCGGTAGGAGAAGTTGTAACGACAAATCAGCTCATCACGGCGATTAATTCAATTGATAACAATGCCTATGTAACGGATGCAAACTTTAGTTTCGGGCAAACGCAGAAGTTTCAGCTTTATGAAATTCAATATGACGATGAAGCGGAAGAAACGAGTGCTTTAACGACTAATAAGATCAAGATTAAATATAACGGCAATACCTCTGAGGAAATTGACTTAAATGGAACATCCGGTGAAATTACCGCAGCAGTTCATGCCGTAGCGGGACTTGAAGATGTCACGGTATCTTATGCCTCAGGCAGTCTAGTTTTTATTTTTGATACCATTGATGAAGTCTTAGGGCCGATTGAAATAGCAGAGATCAATGCTGTAGATGACGGCACCTATTATTATCTAAAGGGCATCCCTCAGGATACCTTCAAGAAGACCCCCAGCATGGGGATTCAATACCAGCTTGCGCTTGATACAAACCGAACATTTTTGACCCCTCTTGCTATCTCACCCACGCCGGAAGAAATCACGGTAGGCCAAGACGTGCAGTTCACCGCCATGGGCGGCGATGGCGATTATCATTGGTTTGCTCTTGATTCAACCGGGGCAGCTTACACCGGGTTTGCTTTAGATGACGATGGCCATTTCAATACCACCGGGCTGTTTGAACCTGATACCTATACAGCGAACACGATTGAAATCACTTGTTTTGACGGCATGGGAAATCGGTCCTCAATTAAAGTGACGCTTCAAAATAGCTAGGAAACAAAATGATTAATGAAGATTTTAGAAAATATTATGCGGATCTTTTGATTGTCCAATACCGGGGCAAACCGAAAGCACGTAGCATGATCGGCGCGATTGTTGATCAAATGCTGATGAATCAATTGCCCGATCGGCTGGAGAGTGCATTTGACCTAGAAACCGCGGTTGGAAAGCAGCTAGATATTTTAGGATCTCGCCTTGGGGTAACAAGGAACGTATTCTTGCGCAATGGTGATCCCATTACGCTAAATGATGATGACTTTAGAACTTACGTCAAGCTTCAAGCGGCACGCATGACCTTGCGTTCATCGCTCTACGACATGCAAACGATGCTCATTGATTTCTTCCAAAACGGTCTACGGGTGATCGATAACGAAAACATGACCCTAGATTATTTTGTTTTCGGTGAATCAAGCACACTTATTTCAGTCTTGATTAAGCAAGACATGCTCCCTCGCCCTACCGGGGTAAGGATCAATGCCGTTTACGACTTACCATTTAAAGATGTTTACGGATTTCAGACGTACAAAGCGCAAACTTATCCGTTAGTTGGTTTTAATAACTACACTGATTACAACGAACAGACCTCTTGGATTAAATACAAAAATGCTGAGTTTCTTGTTTAAAGGAATTTTGACATGACTAAAATTACTAGAAAAGACCAACAGATTTTTGCATCAACGGCGGGCGATGAATCTGTTGCTAAGTTCGGATCGCTTGCCGCCGGAAGCCCTGGTTATTCTACTGACCCGGATGAAATCCAGACTGATGAGTATAAAGGCGGATGGGAGAGTGCGGTTATCGGCCAAGCAAGCCCCACCATGGAAGACCGGAACTCGCTAGACTATCTCTTCTCCCGTCAATTAGCTTACTTGTATCAGACCGGGATTCCCGCTTACTCGTCAACCGATACATACTATAAAGGTAGCATCGTCTCGTTCTATAATACCGAAGATGATGCGCTTAAACTTTACTATTCAATTATCGACGACAACACCGGCAACTCTTTAGAAGATGACACGAAATGGGTTGAGTGGAAATCAGGCGGCGGCGGAGCGAATTTGCCGCTGCTGACTTTTCAGTTTACCGATCACGAATTGAACGATATGTCGTGGTTGAAAGCTAACTTCTCGTGGAATAGCGCAGACGTTTATATCGCAGCTTCCCGCCACCTCCAAAACGATCTTGGCTTTAGATACGAAAGCTCGACTTTAAGCTGCACTCATTCTGATTTTGACAACGGCACTTACGTCCGAATTTCTGACCTCGATCAGACGATTGACACGACAACGTATTATGCTTACGGCATTAGCGGGACGACTGATCCTACCAAGTGTGTTTACACACTGACTACCACACTCGCCAACGGTGTAAAGCTTTTCTACTACAAAAATTCCGCGATGCTATTTCTAACTTCCAGCATCGTTACCCCATTGACCGAGACAATTAAAGGCACAACCGTCACGTACTACCGTGCCGCCGACGGACACAAAATCGTAAAGGAAGACCAGGTAGATAACATCACCGCGATCTATAATGCCACGGGTGTTGCCTGGTATTTTGTTTATGATGCAACAAATAGTCGCTTCAAGTTACCGAGAACGAATTGGAATCTCAAAGGCGCGAATTGCAATCCGGGTGATTTCGTTGATGAAAGTTTGCCGAACATTAAAGGTGAATTTGCACTCGGGGGGTCAACGGGTTTCCCTTCTACCGCCCTTGCTTCAGGCGCATTTAGTGTAGGGACAACTTCATACGCCAATGCAGCAAACGCAACTGTGGCAACTGCTGCTTCCCGAGCATTTGATGCTTCAAACTCTAGCCCTGTTTACCAGAACAATGCTCACGTTCAAGAAAAAGCGACAACTGCCTTCCTGTATTTTTATGTTGGCGTTTTTGATCAGGCTGGCATCGAACAGAGTGCGGGAATCAATGTAGAAAATTTTCAGAACAAAGCTGATACTGACTTAGGCAACGTGAATCATGATGGGACGACGTTGATTGCACATAATGCGATGCCGAGCACGAGCTATGAAGATCTCACACTTGGGGCCTCAGGAGATACGTACACCGCACCGGCCGATGGATATTATTATTTTTCCAAGAAGGGAACTAACGGACAATATATGCGAATGGCCGTTGGAAAAGATGGCGTCTGGCTTTATGGAAATTTGATCCAAGTAGCGCAGTCGAGCGGTGAAATTGAGCAGACTATTCCGATCGCAAAAGGGTTTATTTTAGACCTTAGATACAATTTAAGCGGTGCGACCAATTTTTTCCGTTTTATTTATGCTAACGGGAGCAAGCCGCAAGTTTAATTATGGAAACACTACTTAACTCCATCGCAAAATCATTTCCCTCCGACATCACTGGCACCATACTGTTGTGCTTAATAATTTTCGGCGGGCTTTCAGTTACGAAATTTGCGTACAAAGTTACGAGCGATCGAAATGTGAGATTGGGTATAGTTCTGCAGGAACTAGTGAAGACGGTCGCAGAAAACACAACAGCGATCAGACAGCTCGAATCTGAGTTAAAAAGAATGGATCAGATTTTTAAGAAGATTCCGGAAATTGAAAACAACTTAGCAGTTCACGAAGTGAGATTGCAAACGATTGAGAAAAATTTAAAGTAAGGAGAGTGATATGGCAGAAAACCCGGTTGAGATAGGAGCGATCACGGAAGCTCTGACAAATAAAACAGACACGGATGTGCAAAATACGACTACGATCGGGAGTGCGCAGATCGCACACTTTGCTATGCCGAGTGATACTTATGAAACGCTCACCGTATCTTCAAGCGGCACCGAGTGGACTGCTACAGCAGATGGGTATGTCTGCTTTCAGGGGAAAGCGATAAATGCAAGTGCTGCTTTTGTTGAAGTAGCACTGGCCCCCGATTTTCATGTCCGTGTAAATTCTTTTGTTTATACAGCAAACTATCGCCCCGGGGTTTCGATGCCAATTGCGAAGGGACAAAAGGTACGTTTAACCTATGACAACGTGACTGAGCTTTTGTGTAAATTTTATTATGCCCGCGGCTGTGAACCTCAAGCTTAATAGGAGATAATTATGGCAACAGATCCAGATATAAATCCAGGAGCTTTGGCTGAAGCTCTAAACAATAAAACAGACACCGACGTACAAAATACGACTGATGTCGGGAGTGCGCAGATAGCTGCGTTTGCAATGCCGGGCGATACTATGGAAGCGGTGACTTGGAAAAACAACGCTGAGACCTATACTGTTCCTGCCGACGGCTGGCTGTATGCTCAACGTCAAGCAGGACAAGATACGCAAACATTGTCTATCCAGGTGTTAGATAGCAATAGCAATTTCATGTACCAGACGATTTCGCACGCACCAGCGGCAAATGCGTATCTTTGCTGTTTAGTTCCGATTGCTAAAAATCATATTGCAAAGGTTTACTATTCAACACCGTCAACAGCGCAATCGTTTAGCTTTATTTACGCCAAAGGCAGTGAACCTCAAAGCTAAAAGGAGTATATATGCAAACTCTCCCGCAATTTCTTTCCGATGTTGGAACTTTCATTCAATCTTGCGGCGGTTTGTCCGCATGGGCGATTGCCGCCGGTGCGATCATGCTAGTCATTGCCTCCTTCAAATGCAGCTACTTTGCCCCAGCTTGGGAAAAATTGGGAAATTTTAAAACTTACGTCCCCCTTCTTCTCGCCCTTATTGCTGGTCTGATTCAATTAAAAGCTGAGGACAAGTTCTCTGCTGCGAATATCTTTGCATGGTTGACGGCAGGCGCAGGAGCAGCAATCCTTCATGACTTGCTTGACGGCGTGAAGTCAATTCCTGGTTTAAGCTCGATCTACAAGACGATTATTTCACTCGCCCAAGCTGCTTTGCTGAAGAAAGACGATAAGGAAGAAAAGAAAGATGAGTGAGCAGAATCCAGACGGCACTAAAGACATAACCAGCGAAGTAGAGACGATCAAGAAAGCTTTTGTGATCGCTGCCAGAGAAGCGATCATGTTGGAGCTACTCGCAATCCCAGGGATAGGAGCAGTGGGATCTTGGTGTCTTAGAATCTTTGGTAAACCGTTTATTAATTTCATCCTGAAAAAATTAGCGAACTGGGCAGAGCTGCAAGCGTTTTTTCTAAACACCGCTCATCGGAAAAAGGCGCAATGTAAGGAATATGTGGCAAAAATGGAAAACGGTACGGACGAAGAAAAAATCCAGGCGTTCAAAAATTTTGTACGCTTAACAAATTAAACTTATGATGAAAAAAATAATTTACCCCATTTTATTTTTTATTTTAGTGTCTTGCGCTTCTGCACCACCTGATATTCCCGTCTGCATGAGTCTAAAAGATTCACCACTCTGCGAAGCAGTTGGGCGTAAGGATTGCGGTTATTGCGTTCATATCATGTCGGGTAACGATTATTTCGTCGGTGATGAAACAGAAGAAATGGATTCATGGGAGCGGCTACAATCAACGGCAATTATCTTTCCGCATGATTCTTATAAGCAATTAATTGTTTGGATTATCAACACTTGCAAGCGGCATAAGTGTAGCAAGGAAGTATCTAAATTTTTGATCCTCGATTAAAAGGAGAATTTATGAAAAGTTTTTTGAGCGTGCTACCTATTTTCTTTTTGCTTTTATCTCTGACGTTTGTTGCTTCTTGTGACAAGACAAAACGCTGTGCTTTGCAAGACAAAGCGGTCAATGCGGCCACGGAAGCGATTGTTAAGGGCTTAGATTGCTCTGGCTCTGATGCGATTAAGAAGGACTTAGACAAAATTTTGTCTAAGGTTGGGTTCTGTAAGCGCGATCAAGTTGCCACTGTTGAACTTGCTGCTGAAGGAACGGTCAGCGTTCTTTGTCAGATGCTTGTTGGCCCTATCCTCGATGTGGTTGTCGACAAGGCAATCCCGGATTCTTGGGGCTGCACCGGCGGACAAGGCGAAGCTAAGCTTGAAGAACTCCTGATCGCGCAATGCAAGAAAATTAATATCTAGTTTCTCGTGGCCATAATCCACCGAAAACTCGATCTTCCCTCCACGAGATGCGCCCAGCGAAAGCTGGGCGTTTTTATTTCTGCATATATAATGATAGAAGTATTTCGGGAGGATTTATGAGACCAGATGACGATGCTCCAAAAACAAAAGATATATGCATTTTTGCAATTTACTCAATTGCCGTCATTAGGTTTTTAGAAAAATATCCTCTTGCAGAAAACTACGCGAAGATATTTTTATACTCACGTACTGAGTATTTAAACATTCATCCTGCACGACAAGACGATTGCGTCTTTTGGTGGGAACTAAAGGCCGGTTATAAAGATTACCTAGACCCTGACTTTGCTGAAATTGCTACACAGTTCGTTAAGGTCTACGACTATTCTAATGACCTTTACGGCCGCGGGGTGGTTACAGTTTTAGATTTTAATAGAAAAGAGATAAACGAGTTGGCCGAGATAGAATTTTATAAGCTCTGTGCCCTCTACGTTAAATGCGAAGAAAAAATAAAGAGGACGGATGCTTCTTGGCGGGAGCTTATTGATTACCAAAAGATGATTATATATGAAGAAGCTAAAGAAAAGGCCGAAAGGGAAAGGAACCCGTCCGACTATATCACAATCAAAAGACACGCATACTGAAAAAAAGAAGGATAGCGAAATCTTCGTTGAGTATTTCGGCAAGTATTTCGACGAAGTTACGGATGAAGAATGGTTAGAACTTTGGGAGGATATTCAGTAGGGAGGAGAAAGATAATGGAGAAGAGGATGGAAGAGGACAAAATCATAATTGATGGAAAGGAAGTAAGGCCATCGCTGGCAGTATTAGATGATCTAAGTTTATACTATAATGATGACGAGATTGAGTCCTTTGCTGAAAAATATGCTAAAGAAGCTGGAATACCTAAGCATATGGCCCTCTGGTACGCTTACTTCTGCGTATATTGTAAGCAGTTCTGCATTTTAGACTTCAAGCAACAGAAGATACTGCAAAATTGGCTGAATCATAACACTATCACAGAAGAGTGGTACTTAGATGAAAATGTAAAGTCATTGGAAGAAAATCCTCGCCATTGTGCATGGATTTGTCTTCGGCGGTTAGAAGCCGCTGTCGTGAGCGGCAAGATTCAATAGGAAGGCGGGAGGATATTCAATGACCGAAGAAGATGAAGAAGAGAGAAATTTTACCTTCGATCATATTTGCTGGTGTAGAGATTATTGTGACTTTACCGAGGCAAACAAGAAAGCGAGGCTTCTTTTAATTGAACTAAAGAAAAAACTAAAGGAAGATATTCCTGCACTACGTGATGCAGGGATGCGAGTTGAGTTTAAAATCCCGAGGGGCTACAACACTGATCTTGAAAAGCAAGTTAGTGAGCAAATTAGTGCTGAATAATATCTTCTATCTTGCTCGCAATCGCCATCGCTGAATTAATTCTCTGCTCATCCATTAATTTCGCATAAATTTTAGTCGTTTCATAGCACTTATGATTTAATAATTCCCCAACTTGGGAGAGTGGAACACCACCGGAAAGCCCCACTGTGGCGTAAGTCCTTCTTAGGTCACGCGCCCAAAGATCCTGTAGATTGAACTTAGCTTGAATCCTTTTCCAGAGCCTACGCGGCATGGTGCATGGAACGATGAACTCATTAATCTTAGGTAGGCGATTAATCATCGCCATGGTTTTAGGTGGGATAATGATTGTTTCTTTTTCCCCGGTTTTTGCCGAAGACTTACCAAAGAAAGAGATAACCCCGACTTGTCTATCACCGGATGATTTTATTCTTAAATCTTCCCACCTCAATCTTTCAACCGCCCTAGGCCTTGTCCCCGTTGTAAGGATTAAGTAAAGATACATGGCCGGAACAGGATCTCGTTCAAACTCTTCCTCTAAATAGCTTCCAATTAATTTGATTTCTTTTTGGGTGGCATAGCGGCTTCTTTTCGGTTTGGGAAACCTCTTAATCTTTTCGCAAGGGTTCGCTAAAGAAGTCAGCTCATTTTTGATGGCCCAATTAAACGCGACACTTAAATATACTAAACAATGGTTGGCCATCGCATGACGATCCCCAAAGGATTGCATCCACTTATTTAATATCTGAGCATTTAACTCAGACAATTTGTAACTTCCAATCTTTTTAAAATATGCTTTGAAGGCCTGGATAATGGCCTGAAAAGTTCCCGATTCAACATAACGTTTTTGGCCCCAATAGTTTTTGATGGCCTCTAACATAAGGCCTGCTACCGTTAATTCGGCCCTTGCTTCTTTACGCTCTTGCGCCGGATTTTCTCCTGCCGCAATGCGATGTAATAATGCTTGCGCCGCTTTCCGCGCTCCTTCAAGTGTTAGTTGGCCATAAAGGCCTAACTTAATCTTTCTTTGCTTTCTTGCCTGGTCATAATAATAGAGATAGAAGGTTTTTGATCCATTAGCATTTCCCTTAACGAAAAGGCCTTTCACGTAATGATCGTAAAGCTTTTTCCCGGGTGGAATTTCGCGAAGGTCGGTGGCGTTCAAAATTTTCTCCTATCCAAAAAAATTTTGAACCGCTAAATATGTCCAGGGCCATGAGAAGGCCATAGAAAAAATCAAACGCGATGCGATGATATAGCGATGCGCAACTTCTAAGCTTTTAAAATCTTTAAATTCTGATTTTAAAAAAATTTAAAAATTTTCTAAAAGTAAACTCTTAATCAGTGGGTCAGAGGTTCAAGTCCTCTATGGGTCACCATTTTTTTCCTTTGATTTCAATATCTTTTCATCGCGTTACAATTTTTGAAAAATCTTAAAAAGTCCCAGGGCCATACAGGGGCCATAAAAACAGGCCGGGATGGCCAAAAATTGAACAACTGAATCGTGATCAGTTTTCTTTAAAAAATTGAACGAAAAAACCTCAAGGCCATACAGGGGCCATAGAAAACTTAATTTCCCCTCTGAATTTTCATTTGTGGTATCATGCTGGCATGGAAAAAAATGCCTCTTCTGAAGAAGCACTAAGTCCCATCGGATCACAATCCGATGCGGGCGACATGAAAACTAAAATTGAAACAGGCGTAATCTATTGCGCCGACAATCTAAAGGTAATGCAAGAATTACCGAGTGAATCAATAGACTTCATCTACATTGACCCACCGTTCTTCTCTGGTAGGAAGTATGAAAGTATCTGGGGTGATAAGCAGGACGTGGCGTCATTTGAGGATAGATGGAAGGGTGGGATTGAATACTATACCCATTGGTTAGCTGAAAGATTGCAGGAGATGCATCGACTTCTAACTAAAACTGGCGTTCTTGCAGTGCATCTTGATTGGCACGCCGTTCACTATATTAAAGTTGAACTAGATAGGATTTTTGGCCAAGAAGATAAGAATAGAGGCCGTAAACTTTTTATCAATGAAATTTTCTGGAAACGAAGAAATGGATCAGCGAATCTAAATGGTAGTCACCATCTCCAAAGAAATGCTGACCAAATTTTGATTTATGCAAAAACTAAGGATTATTTTTTTGGAAATAACTTTATAGACGATACGAAGAATCCATCCGAAAAATTACTCCGATGCTATAATCATGATGATCATGACGGCCGAGGCCCATATACACTTGAACCTCTAATTAATCCTGATGATAGGCCCAATTTGAAATATACATTTCATGGAGTTTTGCCTCCACCAACCGGATGGGTTTGGGAAAAATCACGAATGGAAAAGGCATATAAAGAGAATAGAATTAAAATTTCTAAAAGTGGTAAAGTTATTAGAAAAAAAGTTTATTTGAAGGATAGAAAAGGGATACCCCTTGGCCTTACTTGGGATGATATTCCTGCGGTAATGGGACAAGCAAAAGAAAATATAGGCTATCCCACACAAAAACCTGTTCCTCTCTTAGAAAGACTTATTAACATCTTCTCTAAACCAGGCGCAGTAGTCGCCGACTTCTTTTGCGGATGTGGAACTGCTCTAGTTGCCGCCCATAACTTAAAACGGCCCTGGATTGGTGTTGATAATTCCCCTATGGCCGCCAAGGTTATCCGTAAACGCTTGCATGATCTTAAAATCCCTGTAGAACAGATCGAGCTTGAAAAACTAAATGTCAAAAAACTATTGAAGTTAGATCCATTTGATTTTGAAAAGTCGGCAGTCAGAATTATCGGTGGTATCCCTAATGATAAACAAGTTGGCGATCATGGCATTGATGGGCGACTTAAGATTGATGGAACGCCGATTCAAGTTAAGAAGTCAAAGCGTGTTGGGCGTACTGTAATCGATAAGTTCTATCGTCATGCTAAAGAAAAGGGGAGTGGCATTATCATTGCCCTTTCTTTTGCGCCTACCGCTTATGAACAGGTAGCAATCCTCAAGAAAGAAGGGATTGATCTAAAACTGATTACGATTGACGATCTTAAGAAACGCGCTAATGCCGATGAAATCCAAATTTTAGAAAGGGCCACAAGAAAGACCGCTACAACTAAGAAGGCCGCGTAATGTCTGATGAGCGGAAGGAAATGTTTTGCGAGTGCTGCTTTCGGGAAGTAGAGGCCGTTAGAAAAAACGGGGTCAGCAGCATTAGTCATGTTTGCATGGCCTTACTCACCTTAATCAGTTGTGGCCTATCCTTAATATTTTGGGTTTTGGCCGCTAATATCTGCCACTATTGGCAGTGTCCTCGCTGCGGATACAAGATTAAAATTGAGTGGTTCTAATTCGCTTTAGAAAAGTATTCAGCGGTAGACTGATTTGCGCCTTTCGATTCGGCCCATTCTTTTAGCGCAGTGGAAGTATAAAAAACATTCGCGCCGTCTTTGAAATATTTTGGCCCTTTTCCGGTTTGCCGCCAATTATTCAAAGCAACGGTAGTGACTTTTAGTTTCTTGGCCAATGCCGCGGGGGTGTATATTTCAATTTCATCCTTCTGCACGATCTTGGGCGGAGCTTTTGCTGCGGCCGCTAAGACTTTAAATAGATTGTCAGCAAGATCATAGAGTGAAGTCTTTAAGTTCTCGATTGCATCTTCTTTTGCTTGCTCTGCAAAAAAATCGGGATTTTCTTTCACGATTTTTTCAAGCTGCGCAATTTCTTTCATGATCCTCGTTTCGTTTTTCATCTAATCACCATCTTCTATTTCATCATCATGATGGACAAGCGGAAATTCCTCCGGGAAATATATCCGATTAAATCGCTCGGTCTTTATTTCCGCCACTTCTTCAATTCTTTTTTCCTCAACCTTCACCACTTCATCGTCATGCTGCATTATGATAATCCTGGTTTACCAGGTGGCGAATATCGTCAATTGATCTTGCCAAGATATAAATGCCATTATTCTTTTCTACCTGCTCCTGGAAATTCTTTTGAAATAGCGATTGTTTTCCTTTTTCCGTTTTCACTTCCACGGCTAAAAACTTTCCGTTTGGCAAGATCCCTAAAATATCCGCGACACCCTTAAGGTTATACCCGCCCAATCTTCTAAACACCTTTCTACTTGGATCAAACACTCCGGTGGTATTAACTCGAAAAACAAATATGCCATAGGCCGATAAGAAATTTAGAATTTGTTTTTGAATTAATTTCTCGGGCGGGGAGAGTTTCATAATCTTTGGCCGTAGCATCTCTCAACTAGTTGAAGGATAATTCTATCTTTTTTTTCTAATTCCGACTTTAAAAAAGCGACTTCATTAAACGCTTTGTTAGTTGTGGCAGTCTTTTTTGGCGCAGATACGACTAAAGATTTTTTATCCTTGCGAAGCCAATTATAAACCACGTTAGCTCGAGTGCCATATTTTCTCGCCACAGCAGAGACTGATCCTGATTTAGCTTCTTCCACAATTTTAGCGCGTTCTTCTTTGGTAAATTTTGATTTCATCGTGTCTCCTTATTTCCAACTTTTAAAATTAGCTTCTTTTAAAAAAGGCCGTTGAGGGAGTCCCAAAGCACACCATCAATCCTCATTATTTGTATTTTAAGCGTGACAAATTCATGAATTTTGCCTCAACGGCCCTTCTGGCCAACGGGGATGGACATCTTTTTCTAGGAGGAGAAAGATAACCAGTGGCCATATCTAACTATTTCTTTTCTTCCACCTTCTTTTCATCATGGATACTAAAATACGTGTTCCTAACCGAGGGTTTGGGGGGAGCAGGGGGCAGGTTTTTTAACTGCTCTTCCAATCGAACTTTTATTTGTTTTGCCAAGTTTTCTTGGCCGTTAATCGAATTAAACTTTGGATCATTAATCGCGCTCACCATCTTCTGCTGTAAATCATCTTGAAACTTCTTGGCATTGAGAAGATTGGTCTTTTTCATTAGTTCAATTCGTTCGTTAATTTCTTTTTGTCTTTGCTCATCACTCTTATGATCTTTTTCTTCCTTTCCGGGAGGAGGGAAGCAATCTGCATCTTTGGTGTCATCAATTAGGAATAATCCGTTCAGGCAATATTTTCGCGCGTAAGAGCTGGCCGCACCCGTGATCTGGGATTCATCGCTACCTTTCTTGGCCAGCGGTTCTCTAGCATAAGCAGTGGAGCTGCCAATTAACTTTTCCCCATCAAATAGATAAGCTTCGGCGCGGACATAATAACGCTCACCGATCTGATCGATGGCATCTTTTAAGATGAGATGGCATTGCGTTTCTTGGAGCAGAGGTTTTAAAGCTTCTAAAATATCTTCGCAGCTACGATAAGAATAACCACCAAACTTATTAATCTGATTTTTAGGAGCTTTAAGCTTAGACTGGATAATGGTTAGCTTGCTCATTTTAGTAGTCCTTGTAAGTCATTAAATCTTCCCAGACCGGAAGAACATCATTGTCTTTCGGCAACACCCGCGCTTCGATCTTGCCGTTAATCACGCGATTGATTTCTAAGATCCGCCCACCGATCTTGCCCATTCTGCGCCCGTAATAATTGCGAGAAGTAGCAAGCAAGCGACAAAGATCATTTTGATGATCTTTGAAATTAAAAGTGAGCAAAATATTTTCTGGGATTGGAATACTCATATCTCCTCCTAAAAGTCAGGATTCTCTTCCCACATTTTGGCGTTTAATTCTTCAATGTCTTTCGGTTGGCGAAAGTTCCGGTTGTCTTGCAAAATCTTTCTTGCTAGTCGCCACAAAACTTCCATTGAAACGTCTAGGCCTTCATTAATGAAGAGATCAGACATTTCTGCGGCAAGATCTTCTGCACTACGGCCTTTAAAAATTTGATCGTGAATATATCCTTCTTCCATCTTCAACCTCTAAAACTCAATATCATCGGGAACAAAATTAACTTCACCCTTTTCATTAATGTTTAATTGGCGGCGTCTCATTTTCTCTTCTTCATATTTCTTTTCTTCTCGTTCAACCCAGGCCTTCTGCCCTTGCTTTAGTTTCAACACTTTCATTAAAGCGAGGTTTAAGATCTCAATCGACTTGTCTAACTCCTCATCAAGGAAGAAAGCAGCGATGACTTCTGCAATAGCATCGTTGCTTACTTCCTTTTTAAGGAGCTGATCTTCGATCATGTAGAAAATATAATTAGCGTTTAATTTCATTACTTATCCTCTTTTAAAAAATAGGGAGGGGAGCGAAATGGAGTATAAGCTAACCCTCCCTACCTTTAGTCCTGAGTGGGCCCAGGGACTAAAATGGAATATCATCAACTGAAAAGTCCTGTTGGATTGGTTGGGGTTTAGGAGGAGGGGAGACCAGGGAGGAAAGAGAAGAGAAGGAGGTTTGGAGAGTTTCGTCCTTCTCTTCTTTTTTAGCGTCCCCTAGAAACTGAACAACGTTCGCTACAATTTCCACTATGCTGTGTTTCTGCTTGTCCTTCTCCCAGCTTCTGGTCTGTAACTTTCCTTCAATATATACTTGCCTGCCTTTACCGACATATTTCTTGCATGACTCCGCTTGCTTTCCAAAAACGATCACTCTATGCCACTCCGTTTTTTCTTCTCTTTTCCCGTCCTTCATTTTGACTTCACTCGTGGCTAGGTTAAGGGAGGCAACGGCAACCCCGTTGGGGGCATATTTGAGTTCCGGGTCTTGGCCTAAACGGCCAATTAAGATGACTTTGTTTACGCTCATATTATGTGCTCCTGATGGAACAAAAAATTTTAAAGTTTGTGCTTTACATTTATCACATTGTTACGTTATGTAAAACAAGAATGGTAAAATAATTTCGCATTTCCTTGTGCGGAGCAAAATAATTTTTATTTTTTGTGGGAGGTTTTAATAGACGCTAAATAGTCGTGGATAATCTTTCGCAAGAGTGCCGAAACATTATACTCGCCATCTTCCATCGCTAATCGTTTAAGAGAATCAAGGGATTCTTGATCGAGACGGAAGCCCAGGAAGACGGTATTTTCAGCATAACCTTTAGGCCGTGCCATTAGATGCATCTCCAGATATTGTTTTCTTTTTCTAATTGATGTTGCGATATGCATTTACGGCCTAGTTCTCGGAACAATCGCGCTAGATTCCCCTCACTTTCTTTATTAGCGATGGCCCTAAGCTTTTCGTACTCGGAAAGCGGCATATAAAAGACAAATCTTTGGCGGGGCTCTTTTATGTACATAGCGTAAAACATAATAACAATGTTTCCACTGTGCGCAATAAATATTTTGGCCAAAACGTATAATTTTTTTGGCAAACTTTTTTACATTAATTACTAATCGCGTCATGAGTTTTATTTAGGAGGCATATAAATGAGTAAAATGAGACCAGATCTTATGAAATTTGGAGGCCTAAATTTTTGGGCCATCGCACAAAAAATAAAGGAAAACAAGGGAATAAAACCCAAATCTAAAGACACCTTAAGGGCCTTAAAGGTTGTAGGAAGCTTAACACCACAAGAACGATTGGCCGCTTTTATAACCCTAGGAAGCTTCTATTCTGAGCTTTCCGCTGAAAATAAGGCCCACCATGGCGTCTGATGAATCTGAAGCAAACCTCCGTTGGATCAACTTTTATAGGATGAAATGGAGCCTTTTATCCATGCAGTTGACTGATTTGAGGTTAGATAATCTCATCATAAACTTCTGCAATGCTGCTTCACAAGACGGTAAGCGCTTAGGCGGTAAAGAGAAAAAAATATTCTCTGAAATCTTGGAAAAGTTGAAGGCCCTTGAACGAAATAAAAATTTTCGCTTAGCGAAAAAAGATAGAGAAATTTTGTTGGAATTGATCACTTTATATGTGACATGGTGCGATGAATCCTTGGCCATGCTTGAAGTATCTATAAAAAACGGGAGGTTAGGCGCAAGAAATCGCTGGAAAGATCGATGGCCCCCCCATAGCCCCCCTAATGGCCCCCCTAATGGCCCCCCCATTAGGGGCC